TAGGCGGACCATTGCGCAATCGAGCAGAGGAAAATAATCTGCAAGCATTGCAAAATATGGATGCGTTGATTGATATGACTGACGCTCGTGTCATTGAGCTGACTGCGACAGGTGACTCTGTAATCAAAGCATTAACTAAGGGTCTTGCATCAGCAAAGAACAAAACGCGAGTTGCTTATCAAAATGCAAGGAATTCGCCAGAGGCAAACGCACCCGTAAATCCTGGTACAAAAGTTACTTTTGATGTTGATGGAGCTCCTACTCAAATATCAGTACTAGACTATTTGAACAGTAAACCTGTTGGAATTCCATCATCTGCTGTCACTGATTCAGTTAGAGGAATTGCAAAAAAAATCGGCATTGCCAGCGAAGATGCAAACGGAAATTTGGTTCCAATTGCGTCAACAGTCAAAAAGATGGAAGATTTCCGCAAGGAAATAAGCGGCATTGCAAGGTTTGATGACAACATTGGCATCAGAGACGAAACAATTTTAAAGAAGCTCATTGACGCTCAAACTGATCCTGTAGCCGGTCCTTTGTTCAAAAAAGCTAGATCATTAAGAGAGCAGCAGGCTAGAAAATTCGAAAACAGGGTGATTGTTGGGCGTCTTCTGAAGAATCGCAAAAACATGGATGACCCAATGGTTGCGGCAGACAAAGTTCTGCAAAGATCCATACTGAGTTCTTCTCCAGAAGAAATAACATTTCTTAAAAGAGTGTTAGTTACATCTGGCAAGGATGGGCAACAGGCGTGGAAAGATTTACAAGGCGCAACCATGAATTACATTAAAAACGAAGCGACAAAAAATATCGGATCAGACTCACTTGGAAGGCCGCTAGTTTCGACTGCTCAACTGCACAGAGTGATTAGGGGATTGGATTCGAATGGTCGACTTGATGTTATTTTTGGAAACAAAAACGCTCAAATCATCAGAGACTTGAACGAACTTGTCCAGGATGTGAACACAGTCCCTCCTGGGACTCTAATCAACACATCAGGAACAACGGCCACATTTCTTGCAGCAATTACAGAAGCTGGTTTAACTGGAGCGCTTATCGGGTTGCCTTTTCCGGCCGCAACTGGGATTAGGCAATTGATCAAGATGAAGAAAGAACGCGCCACCAAAGCAAAAATTGCAGATGCGTTGAATGCATTGCCTACTGTTCAGCCATAATTCAGACATCAACACACGGGTGACCCATGCCAGCACTATCAATCAACGTACCTTTCCCAGTGTTCCAAGACCGTGATGGTCAGCCGTTGGAAAATGGCTACGTTTACATTGGAACACCATATCTTGATCCGCAAACCAATCCTGTGCAGGTCTATTTTGACGATGCGCTGACGATTCCAGCCGCTCAACCACTGCGCACCATTAACGGTTACGTGTCGAATGCTGGCACCCCTGCACAGCTTTATGTGAACGGGGTCAACTTCTCTATCAAGGTGCTTGATAGCAAGGCGAACCTGGTTTACAGCTTTCCAGATGTAAGTGGGATCAGTCCTAATGCTTCTGGAATTCAGTATGACCCTGCAGGTGTTGGCGCTGTTTCAACAACCGTTCAAGCAAAGTTGCGTGAGACGGTGAGCGTTAAAGACTTTGGAGCTGTTGGTGACGGTGTCAACGACGACGCACCGTTCATCAATGCGGCCATCACGGCAGCAATCACTGCTGGCGGCGGCATCGTGTACTTTCCTCGTGGTCAGTATCGCTGCAACACCAGGATCGGCACTTTCATCAATGTGCAGAACCTGACGCTGCTCGGGTATGGCGCAGAGATTCAGAACTACTCTGGAACCAGCGTCCAAGGATTGATGCAGTTCGGCAATGCCGCGCTGGATGCCTTCGGCATGTACTCTGTTTCCACAATCACGGTCAACCAACTGCGCATTCTTGGCATCAAGTTCACATCGAGCAACACGTTCAACCCTGCAACTCAGCGCTGGAATGATCAGATGCCGATCAGCTTGAACACTGCAGAAGACGTGATCATCAGGGACTGCTACTTCGAGAATTGGGACTTCGCGGCCATCGACTTTGGCGCAATCTGCCGCAATGCTGTGGTGGACTCCTGCTCGTTCTATTCTTCAAGGGTTGATGCTGGCCACGCCAACTATGGCGTGCGCGCATTCTGCTACGCCAATTACACCAGCTACAGCAACGGCAACGGCGATCTTTCTCCGACCAATCCGAGCACTGGCATTCTGAAGCCTGGATATGTTCTTGCATCGCCTTCTTCGACCACATGGGGTCACGAGAACATCAGCGTCACCAACTGCTACTTCGAGAACGTCAGCCACGGCGTGATGTTGTCGGCTGCTCGTCGTGGGGTGGTATCCAACAACCGATTCAAGAACATGAGCACCCGGTCTGTCAGTTTGACGGCCTACTCGCAAGAGTATCTGTGCGCCAACAACGTCCACTCGCTGGACACCACGCAACAGACCTCGACTGGTGTGTCGGTGTTCTACGGTCTTGGCCAAGCCACCTACTACAACAAGATCAACGACGACAAGTTCGAGATCGTTGGCGCAACCAACAATGCAACTGGATTCATTCCGATCAAGTGCTATTTCAACTCTCACAACTGGATGATCACCGACTGCCAGTTCAACATCCCGACTTGGGCTGGCAGTGGTGGGAACGTCATCAGCGTAGAAGACAACTCTGACGGCGAGTTCAGCCGCAATCACATGTATTGCCCGAACGTCGTGCATCCGGTCAGCATCATTCCGACCAACACGGTTGCATATCCAGGCTACCAACAGCAGAAAATTTTGGTTATCGGCAACATCTTTGAAGCGTTCAGTACCGGCGCGATTCAGGTGTGGAACACCACCACAGCACCTGAGCCGATTGTCATCAAGGACAACATCATCTACGGAAACCCGACCAGGTTTGTCGCGGCCAAAGTTGACGTTGCAGCAAATGCTCCAAAGTTGTTCTTGCAAGGCAACCAGATTCTTGGCAATCCTGTTCGGTACATTGACAACGTCTCCACATTCAAGGCAATCCTGCAGAATGTGGATGTGCTGGAGTTTAAGACACGCCTCTCCACTGGAGGGGGAGTCGCAAACCCTTCCACGACTGCTGTAAGTTTCGACTTCAGCAGCTACTTCCTCCCTGCGTGCTTCAGCAATGGTACAAAGTCCTACGACTTTACAACCTATGGCGGCCGTGAAAACGGTCAGGCCAGCACTGACTTTATCTTTGCCATCACCGGCGAGACCGGAACCAGCATCAGTGGTGACATCATCCGTAATGCTGGTGCATCGTTCCAGCTAGGCTACACAGCCTTGACTGTCCGATTCTTTGGCTTGGTGACTTGAGGAGAATGAAATGGCATTGAAGCAAACTGTTATGTTCAAGGGCGTCGAGTTAAAAGACGCCTATTTGAAAATTGAAAGTTTCACCGGCAACAAGGATTCTCTGCAAATCAGCCTGTATGTCAAAGCCTCGGCATCTGGTGAGGCGATTGATGGGCATCTGATTCAAAATGTGCCGTATAACATTGATGGCGAGAATCAGATCAAGCAGGCATACATCTACCTCAAGACGCTGCCGCAATATGCTGATGCTGTGGACTGCTGAAAATGACGACGCCATCTCCAGCACTCACACCAGAAATCAGCATTGACTTTACGTCTGCTGGTCGTGGCGGCTGCCGTCGCATCTCCGCTTGGCGTGCAGGCTCCTTTCGACCAGCGCTTCAGCGCGCAAGAGACCGGCCAAGTGCGCGACGTCAACGCCAACACAACAATTTATTGTGAATGCATTAAGTCAAAATCAGTAAACGGAGAAAGCAATTGGACAATCAGATGATTTTCAACGCAGCCGTAAGCCTTGCGGGGTTCCTTGGCGGATGGGTTCTGAACAACATTTACAAGGCCATTGAGCGGCTTGAAGATGAGGCCAGAACCTCCCCAGCCAAGTACGTCCGGCGTGATGACTATCGAGAAGACATGAACGAGGTGAAAAACCTTCTCGGAAAGATCAGCGATAAGTTGGACAAGAAAGAGGATAAAAGATAATGCTTACCCTACTCAGCACAATCGTTTCGTTTCTGGCGGGTGGCTTGCCCAGGTTCTTGGAGTTTATGAAGGATCGCAGCGACAAAAGACAAGAGATTGAATTGCTGGGTATGCAGATCCAGAGGGAGCTAGAGCTTCGAAAGCTTGGTTTTGATGCCGAGGCAAAGCTTGAGGAGATCCGCTCCGCTCAGTTGGAAATGGATATTGCAAGCCGCGAGATCCAAGCAAGAATCGGCGCACAAAGCGACGAAATGAAGGCCATTTATCGCCACGATGCGGAGATCGGTGAAGGTGCCAGCCAGTGGGTGATTAACCTGCGCGCGTCCGTGCGGCCTGTGGTTACTTACGGATTTTTCATCCTTCTGGTGCTAATTGACATCGGCATTTTCTTTTATGGGGTGGCTGCTGGCGCGTCGTTTGTTGATGTTGCGGCGCAGCTTTGGGATGAGAACACCCAGGCGCTATTTGCCTCCGTGATAGCGTTTCACTTCGGCGGCAGAGCCTTCGGCAAATGAAGACTTCAGAAGTCGGCATCAGCCTTATCAAACACTTTGAGGGCGTTAGGCTTAAGCCGTATCGGTGCCCTGCTTTGCTCTGGACTGTTGGCGTCGGGCATGTTTTGTACCCGAGACAGCACCACTTAACACTTGAGGAGCGTATGCATTTCCAGCTCGCTCCAGCTCACAACCGGACATTCACCAAGGAAGAAGTCAATGATCTACTCAGAAATGATCTTCGTCGGTTTGAGCGAGGTGTTGAAAGATTATGCGGAAGAAACACAACGCAATCTCAATTTGATGCTCTGGTTAGCTTCGCTTTCAACCTGGGGCTCGGTGCCCTTCAGCGGTCAACGCTCAGAAGAAAGCACCTCAGAAAAGACTACGCTGGAGCAGCCAGCGAGTTTTTGAAGTTTGTCCGAGCAGGCGGAAGAATCCTGCCCGGGTTACAACGGCGTCGTATTGCTGAACGACTTTTATACGTAAAGCATCACGATACCGGTGATGCTGGCGATGATTAGAACAATCATCAACAGGCTTGCCGCCATTGATGCGATTCCTTCAATCTCGGTTGGTTCGTTCCATTCGAAATCTGGAACGCAATCACATTGACGACCTTGACCACAGTTACCGTTACACATCATCGTCCCCTTTCAGTCGTTGAACAATCAGAGTTGAATAGCCTGCGATGTCATGCCAACTATCGGCGTAGTCAGCGTCTCCGTTGATGATCCTGGCGATCTTGTGACAGATCATTTCCAGGGCCTCCTGCTGGTCTAGTGCAAGGATCTTGCCTCGATGCTTGAGGTGAGTACGGATTACAAGCTTGAGATCTTGTGAGACCTCTGCATGTCCCGAAAACTTGCCGTATTTCTGGCCACGTTCCTGCAATGTTCCTTCCACGTCTGACATACGTTTCCTTTTGATTGAGTCTCCG